TTACTACATTACGAAGGAATAAGTCATGAGCATCGAAGCAATGAAGCGAGCGTTGGAGGCGCTTAAAGGAAACTGCACAAACCCAGTTGCAGACCCAGAACAAGCTGCCGCAGAAGACAAAGCCATCACCGCCCTACGCCAAGCCATAGCGCAAGCAGAGAAGCAACAAGCACTAGACAAAAAAGCCGACAACGCTCGTGAGTTGGGCTTGGATTATGAGCCTGTGGCGTGGATACAAGAAGATAGGATTGTTCCTGAGCTTGGATACGACTGCACAATGACACGGGAACATCCAAAAGAATTAGGGTACGCACCACTCTACACCGCACCACCACAAGCAAAGAAGCAAACCCACACAGACCACCCTATGCGCCATTGGGATAGAACCTGTCCGGCTTGTGTTGAGCAAACAGAAAAGCAAGAGCCTGTGGCGTGGTGGAACGGAGAAAATTCCGGCGATGAAGGTGCTGATTTTATGTATCCAGAATCAATACCTGATAGAAGCATTGGTAGTAAACACACAAAAATACTTCAGTCTGTTTGGCATATTCCACTCTACACCGCACCACCACGCAAAGAATGGGTCGGGCTGACGGATGAAGAAATCAAAAACATACTTGATTGTGGGCGTGAAGGATTGATTGACATTAAAAAAGCAGAGCAAATTCTTAAGGACAAGAACACATGAGCTTTAATGAATTTTGGTCAAAATACCCTCGCAAAGTCGCTAAAAAGACCGCTATGCAATCATTTGCCAAACTTCCTATAGACGAGCAGGAATTAGCGATTGATGCGCTAGAGACGCATATTGAGTATTGGAAGTTAAAAGAGACAGCGATAGAGTACATACCGCACCCAGCGACATGGCTCAATCAAGGGCGTTATTACGATGAGCTGGATATGCAGCCTAAACAACTTAAAAAACCTGCATTGCCTTGGTACTCAACAGAGCAATTGACGATGGATAAGGCGAGGGAATTGGGTATGACGCCACGTCCCGGCGAAGACATGGGCCAGTTTAGGTCACGGATTGCACAAAAAGTAGCGGAGGCAGCGTGAAAGACCAACACGACGCAATTGACTATATCTACAAAACAGCGCCTGATTACGCTGCGGCAAAAGGCAAACTTGCGGAGCTGGAAACCTACAAATCCAGTCTAAAAGCCATCCTGATGAAGCAAAGTTACGAAACGGCTATTGGTGCGCAGGAGCGAGAAGCCTACGCACACGCTGATTATCAAAACCTTTGCAAAGCTATCGGAGAAGCGACAGAGCAGGCAGAATTACTGCGTTGGCGGCTAGAAAGTGCAAAAATGCGCTTTGACGCATGGCGAACAGAGCAGGCAAGCAACCGTAATCTTGAAAGGATGACAAAATGATTGATTACAGCTCAACCCTAATTAAATTGATGGCGGCTGTTAAGATTTACCGCCAGTTGATCCTAAAAGCTAAGTTTGAAGAAGCTGCTGACGTTGCGGTAGATATGCAGCTTTTGACAAACGAGCTACAGCAATGGACTGAGGAACAATGTGACGAAAGCTGAGAAAAAGCATTACGACAAACTTGCACAGCTTGGTTGCTCGCTTTGCAGACACTTAGGTTATGGCGAAACACCGTGTGAAATACACCACATTAGACACGCAGGGCGCAGAGATTTAGCGCCAGTAATAGGGTTATGTCCTGAACACCATCGAGGCAACACAGGCGTTCACGGCATGGGACGCAAAGCATTTGCCAAGCATTACGGCGTATCCGAAGAAGACTTATTAGCTCAAACAGAGGCTTTATGTTAAACCCTTACAGAATAACTGAACCAACGTGCATCAGTTTTTCAGGCGGCAGAACTTCAGCCTATATGCTTTATAAAGTGCTTGAAGCGCATAATGGCAAATTACCAGAAGATGCAATTGTCTGTTTTGCCAACACAGGCAAAGAAGAAGAAGCAACGCTTAAGTTTGTAAATGATTGCTCAGTGAACTGGGGGATCAAAATACATTGGATTGAGTACCAAGACCACGAAGAACCATCACAAAGATATAAAGAAGTCACTTATGAAACGGCGGCTCGTAACGGTGAACCATTTGAGGCGATTATCCGTAAGCGTCAGTATTTACCAAACCCAGTAACAAGGTTTTGCACAAGCGAGCTAAAAATACGCACAATGGCGTGTTTTCTAAAGCATTCAGGATTGTTTGATGATTGCACTAAATCTGAACTTGAAAACGCCTCTTGGATAGGTTTGCGGTTTGATGAAGGGCGCAGAGCAGCAAAAATAGCCGATAAACGCAGAATTCCATTATTTACAGCTAAAGTTAGCGTTCAAGATATAAGTGAATTTTGGGAAAATCAACCGTTCAACCTTGAGTTGCCTACATATAAAGGCAGAACTTTGGCAGGAAATTGCGATTTGTGTTTTTTAAAACCAGCTAATCAAGTTGCAACATTGATAGCAGAAAAACCTGATCGAGCTATTTGGTGGGCAAACATGGAGGCATTGGCATTGGCATCCAAGCCAAGCGGTGCGACTTTTCGTAAAGACCGCCCCGGATACGCCAGTATGATGCAATTTGCGTCGGAGCAAATAAAAATGTTTGATGAAAACGAAGAAGGTATTGCCTGTTTTTGCGGAGATTAAATGTTAGCAACGATGCGATTACCGCTCCCCCCATCCGTAAACTCATACTGGAACAATTTTAGGGGGCGCACTATCCTAAGCAAGCAGGGAAGGGACTACAAACAAGCCGTTCAGGAATACGTTGCTGAGAACAATATTCCTAAATTCAATCAACAGCGCTTACACGCAATAATTACAATCTTCCCAAGAGATAAGCGCAAAATAGACCTAGATAACCGCTTGAAAGCCTTGCTAGACAGCCTTCAAGACGCAGGCGTGTTTGACGATGATGAACAATTTGACCAAATAACAATTACAAGAGGCGTGATTAAATCAGGTGGGCAATGTACAATAATCCTAGCCACCATTGAGGACGAGGCGTAAATGGACTATCCCGCCGTATTCGTATCGACGCTGCTACATAGCGCAACTAACGCTCATTTTATGCACCTGCAAACAGATTCGTATGCAGAACACGTTGCGCTTGGTGAGTATTACGATGAAATCGTAGAGCTTGTGGATAACTTTGCTGAAGCGTATCAAGGCAAGTACGACAAGATAAAAACCTATCCGGATGACTTTCATTTGGCTAAAACGCCACAGAAATACCTAAAAAGCCTGTGTGATTTTGTTGAAGAAATCCGCAAAGAGCTACCAAAAGACACGCCATTACAGAATATTATTGACGAAATTGCTCAATTGATTGACTCAACGCTGTACAAATTACGCTTTCTCAAATAGGAACGGCTATGGATGACCTCGTACAAAACCCAGAAGCACAAAAACTAGCTCAAATGCTGCAACAGCAACAGATGCAGAAATTCCTGCAATCAATGCAGGGTGGTATGTCAGGTTCAGACATGGAAATGGCTCAACGTGCAATGGCAGCACAACCTGATTATGGTATGCAATCAGTACCGATGACTGGTCAACCAATGCAACAAGGTCAATATTCCCAGCCGCCAGTATCAATGTTTGGTCAAGCAATCCCACAACAAAGCGCAATGGGTGCTAAACCCGCTCTAATGCCTATGTCCCGTGGCATGGGTCAAGGCTACGAAATGATGCGTAGACGATAGGTGAATTATGAAAGCTGGCTTATATGCAAACATCCTAGCAAAGCAAGAGCGCATTAAAGCAGGGTCGGGTGAGACAATGCGTAAGCCCGGTAGCCCAGGTGCGCCAACAGCTAAAGATTTCAAAGAAGCAGCTAAAACAGCAAAAGACGCAAAAAAGTAACATATAATTAACCTATCTTAAACTCTAAGACAATTGAGTATGGATATGGCAGAAACTACTGTAGTTAAGACTAGAAAGAAGGCAGGCGGTCGTGTCGCAGGTACGCCTAATAAGTCAACAGCGAAGGCTAGAGAAGCGATTGCAGCGTTCGTTGATGGTAATGCACACCAATTGCAAACGTGGCTAGAACAGATTGCTATGGACGATAAGTACGGCCCAAAAACAGCGTTTGATTGTTTCATGGCTGTAGCTGAGTACCACGTTCCTAAGCTCGCAAGACAAGAACACGTTGGCGCAGACAATGGCCCTATCGAACTGGTGGTCAAGTGGCAAGACGAGAAGTAGTCTTACCGTATAGCCCTCGTAAAGCGTTTAGACCGTTTCACTCACGCACAGAGCGTTGGGCTTGCTTAGTAGCTCATCGAAGGGCGGGGAAAACAGTTGCAGCTATCAACGACATTGTTCGTGCTGCGCTGATGAGTAAGGACGAGTACCCGCTTTATGCGTACATAGCGCCCTATCGCTCACAGGCTAAGTCTGTCGCATGGGACTACCTTAAACACTTTGCAGAACCTGTGCTTAAAAGCTCAAATGAGGCTGAATTGACAGTCGAGCTAGTGACAGGCGCAAAGATACGTTTGTTTGGTGCTGACAACGCAGACGCTATGCGAGGACTAGGCTTCTCAGGTGTGTTTATGGACGAGTACGGTGACTTTAGACCTAGCGTTTGGGGTAACGTCATTCGTCCTACTTTATCCGACAAGCAGGGTTGGGCAGTGTTCGCTGGCACACCAAAGGGCAAAAATCAATTTTGGCAAATATATGACCAAGCGTCTAAAAGCGATGGCGAATGGTTTTGCCTAAAGCTCACAGCGTCAGAATCAGGGTTATTGCCTCAGACTGAGCTAAATGCTGCAAGAGCGCAAATCTCTGAAGACCAATACTTGCAGGAATACGAATGCTCGTTTGAAGCGTCGATTCTTGGCGCTTACTACGGCACAGACCTGCGACAAGCTGAGGACGATGGGCGCATTACGGATGTTCCGTATGACCCTCACCTACCAGTGCTAATATTGATGAAATTGCGAAAATAATCAAAAAAAAGCCCTATAAATACGGAAAACATCAACTTCCGCATGATGCAAGAGCTAAAACTCTAGCAGCGCAGGGCAAGTCGGTTATTGAGCAATTGGCTGAACATCTCGGTATAAACAACATGGCAATTGTGCCTGACTTGGGCGTACAGGATGGGATTCAAGCAGTACGGCAATGCCTTCCGATGTGTTGGTTCGACAAGACTAAATGCTCGGATGGACTTGAAGCTCTGAGACAGTACCAGCGGGAATACGACGAAGATAAGAAAGCGTTTAGGGCTAGTCCAAGGCATGACTGGACTTCACACCCGTCAGACGCTTTTAGAATGATGGCAGTCGCTTGGAGGTTAGAACCTAAAGTGAAGCCACCAGACGTTGTGAAACCGTTGATAGTTGGCCCAGAGAACACGGTCACTTTGAATGATATGTGGGCAACTTACCAACCTCCAAGGGGTAGCAGGATATGAGCGGAATTCAACGTGGTTACGGATACCAATACGAAACAGTCGCAGCTAGTCAGACAGCACAAGTGCTTGGCGGCTCAGGCGCAGCAGGCGATTATTTGCATCGTCTGATTTGTACAGTTACTTCAGCAGCTACCGCAACAGTTACGCTAACTGATGGTGTCACAGCAATTGCTGTTGTTCCTGCACCAGTTGCGTCTACTGGAGTGCTAGATATTGAGCTGAACATGGCTTCTTTGACCTCTGGTTGGAAAGTCACCACAGGCGCAGGCGTGACAGTTATTGCGGTAGGTTCATTTAGCTAAGAGGCTTTAAATGGAAGCTCTAACAGGCGTTCAGAAGTATCTGAACATCATTGCTCAATACGACAATGAGTTCAAGAAGTGGGAAGCTCGCACACAGAAGATAGTTAAACGCTATCGTGATGACAACCGCAACCAAAACACGAACGAAACAGCAAAGTTCAACATTCTGTGGTCTAACGTACAGACGCTGATTCCTGCTGTTTACGCTCGTTTACCAAAGGCTGCGGTATCTCGTCGCT